TATGTGATGATTGGAGTACTAACATAGATGTGCAAGAGATTAAGCCTTATCACATCACTTGTAAAGATGAATGTCAGCTATATTCCTACGAAGTTAAGTCAGTTGGTCAGGACTTTTACTCACTACCAACATACAGCTCTGCATTAAACTTTGCTTTTCTTAGTGGTGAGCTATCTTACTTCGCTAAAAGTAACATTCAAAATAGTGTGTTCCCTAGCTTTGCTATGATGTTCCCTAAACGACCACAGTCTGAGGAGGAAAAACACATGATCAAGGAAACTATTGACAGGTTAAAAGGTGCAGCCAATGCAGGTAAGGCAGTTGCATTCTTTGCTAACTCAGCTGACCAACTTCCAAAGATTGAAAGCCTACCTACTAATGGCAATGATAAGCTATTCCATGAGGCATCTGCATTGAATACTGAACAGATTTGTTTTAGCCATACCATTGACCCTATCCTAATGGGTATCCGTACTACTGGAAGCTTGGGTAATGGCAGTGATATCAAGCAAGCGTATGTTATCTTTGAAAAGAATGTGGTCATGGAGTTACGTCAACAGGTAACTACTATCTTTAATGAGATACTTACCATTGCTCGCATCCCTGCTGAGTTTACAATCAATAACTATCAAATTATTGGTGATGCTATTGTTGAGGTAGATGAGGATACAGCAAAAGTTAAGGATGCATTGAACAATTTAAGTGATGCACTACTAAGCAAAGTACTTGAAAAAATGACTACCAATGAGATACGAGCTCTAGCATCTTTACCTCCTATTGATGAACCTACTCAACCTACTGTATAATGCTGTATTTTATCACTGAAACCTACCTAAAGACTAACACTCCGATAACAGCTAATGTGGATGTTACTGACGTAACTCCCTACATTGCTACACAATCGGCATTAAGAGTTCAGCCTATCTTAGGCACTACGTTCTACAATCACATGTTGAATGCATACAATACTCAGACACTTACACCTGATGAGATTGACCTAGTTGAGTTTATTCAGCCGGTCATTGCATGGAGAAGTGCAGAGGATGCTGTTTTTGGGTTGACGTATCAGCTAAAAAACAAAGGACTGCAAACACAAAATGGTGATTATTCTGCAAGCGTATCCAGGAATGAGGTAGCTTTTGGTATGGAGCACTATGCACAAAAAGCTAGTTTCTTTGAGCAACGTCTTATAAGATGGTTACTTGCTAACCGTAACCTGTTCCCTATTTTTATATCCACTACCAACATGGATACTGACCTTAGACCAATGTTTCAAAACTGCTCATGTATTACTCAATGGCAGGATACCTGCACAGGTATGTGTGGTAACTTCCTTGAGAATGGGTACAACAACAGCATCCTAATCTTGTAATGAAGTCACAGCTCACCATACTATTAGCCACAATGAAAGCCAATTGGATAAAACTATTGGCAACTATTAGTGCATTCTTAATGCCTATTTCAGGGCTATTGTTTTTGGTAGGCTTTGTGATCTTACTTGATACTATCACAGGGGTATGGAAGAGCATTAAAAACAAGGTTAAAATTACAAGCAGGGGCCTATCTGCAATCATTAGCAAGATGCTACTCTATGAGGTAACTGTTATCATGTTCTACATGATTGACCAATTCATTCTTAACCATATCATCCTGCAGTTTTTCTCAGTAGAGTTACTACTCACTAAGGTACTTGCACTCATCCTGGTATCAATCGAGGTCATGAGTATCAATGAAAACTACAAAGCAGTAAAAGGGCTTGACCTATGGCAGTCAATGAAAAATCTTTTCGCTAGAGCTAAGGATATTAAAAAAGAGGTGGATGAAATTAGACACAAGCAAGATATTACAGGAACGCCTATCTAACAGTCAGTACTTCCATGAGGAGTCTGAGAAAAAACAAATCTATCTACACCACACTGCAGGCAATGGTAACCCCATAGCTGTATCACGTTGGTGGAATAGCAACTCAGATAGGATAGCTACTGCATTTGTGATAGGTGAAAGAGGTAGCATAGTGCAGTGCTTCAGCTCTAAGCATTGGGCTTATCACCTGGGGATAGATAGTCAGGACTTTTCAGCTCATGGACTTAAGTACCAAAACCTAAACAAGCTATCCGTAGGTATTGAGGTGTGCAATTGGGGCCCGTTGAAGCTAAAGGATGGTAAGTACTACAATTATGTTAAGGGAGTGGTGGACCCATCAATGGTAACTACATTAGATACACCATACAAGGGTAATAAGTATTGGTACAAATATACGGATGAACAGATTGAAAGCACTCGGCAGTTGGTGGAGTACCTGTGTGAGACCTATGACATTCCTAAGGCTTACCGGTCAGAGATATTCAGCATAGATAAAGAGGCATTCAAAGGTACTGCAGGGATCTACACGCACAACAGTGTGAGAAAAGATAAGGCAGATATTTACCCATGCCCCCGAATGATTAAGATGTTACAAAGCCTATGAGATATTTAATACCTATACTCATCCTGCTATCATGCTCAGCTCCTAAGCGAGCTCAATGGCACTACAAGAAAGCATTAAAGAACGGACTGCAAGTAGTTCAGGATAGTGACACCATCCGTATCACTACAGTTGACAGCATCCCAGTGATACACAATGACACTATTGTATGGGAGAAATTCTACACCACTAAGGATACGGTGATACAATTCAATAACGTGTACGTGCCAAAAACAAGATGGCAAACAAGGATTGAGTATAGATATAAAACAAGGGTTGAAAGGATACGAGGTAAGACTATCTATAAAACTGCTCAAGCTAAAGAGGTAGTAAAGTACAAAATACTATGGTGGCCTGTGATTGTTGCGTTTATTCTAGGGATACTCCTAAGATTTCTAATACAAAAAGGGCTCCTAGATAGGATTGCCCTGCTATTTAAGCTATGAGAAAACGACTTTTTTATGACATTGAAACATCCTTTAATGTCGGAGTATTCTGGAGGACAGGATACAACCTAACAATCAACCCAGGTGATATCATTCATGAACGTGCAATCATCTGCATCTGCTATAAATGGGAGGGTGAGGATGAAATTCACAGCCTAACATGGTCCAAAAGTCAGAGTGATAAGCAAATGATTGAGAAGTTTGTCAAAGTCCTAGCCCAAGCGGATGAAATTGTAGCTCACAATGGGGATAGATTTGACCTCAAATGGATACGCACAAGAGCTTTATTCCATGGCATTCAGTTTATGCCATCCCCAAAGACAATAGACACTCTTAAATGGGCTAAAAAGTACTTTAATTTTAATAGCAACAAGCTTGACTACATAGCTAAACTACTAAAGGTAGGTGCTAAGATGGAAACAGGAGGGCTTGACCTATGGAAAGATATAGTATTTCGCAAAGATCAGGATGCATTAGACAAGATGGTGGCTTATTGTAAGATGGATGTGGAGGTACTTGAGGCAGTATTTGATAAACTCAACAGCTATGCCATTGTAAACCATAACTATGCTATCCAATACGGAGGTGAAAAGTATGAGTGCCCTGAATGTGCAGGAATAAATGTTAAATACAATAAGAAAGTAGTCACAGCTGCAGGAACTGTACACCATTGGATACTATGCAAGGACTGCAAAAAGCACTACAAGATTAATCACCTGGTATTCACTAAGTATCAGGAATATCTCTACAAGCGTAAGTCTATAGCCTGATTTTTGCGGAGATTATTTAAGCTTATCAACTGATTTCTTATTTAGACTCATTCTAAATTTGTGGAAAATTATGCAAAATTGTTTGCATATATGAAACTTTATATATCTTTGTAAGGTATTAACACTTAAAAATGATATATGAAACAGTTTGAAAGAGCCCTTGACTTTATCAAGACACACGAAAACAACGCAGAGGTACTTGCTTTATTCTTAGAGCAGCTGCTTGTTGAAGCTACTGAGGAAATGACTCAGACAGCACTAGATAACACAGAAGATTTTTTAACAATTCTAAACGCTAACCGATGAAAAAAGAACTATTTAATGTAGTAGCAAGTTTTGCTGTGGTCGTGGGTACCATGGTAGCAATGTATCACACTTTAATCTTTATGATATGCAAGTAACAATAGGAATAGAGGTAGCTTACTTTGACTATGATGATGTGCATGGTAACTGTGAGTTCAAAATAACTAACATAACCGATGAGGATTATGAGGTGGAGATTAGCAACGTATTAGCTACTCAGGTAATTGGTGAGGTGGAGCTTGACTACATCCTAACTGATACAGAACTTGACCAACTCAAGGAAGAGATTATGTGGTGCATCCAGGATACCAACCTTGTAAGAGATATGCAGGACTTTGACAATGACTTTGATGAGGATGAGTGGAGGTATGATGCATAGAGATATATCCGAGATGGCTAGATGGTGGACCAAGCAGTCATTTGCAGGAGATAAGGGGGGCTCCTTTAATACCTCCCTATATTTAGAATACTTAAAATGCAAAAACACATGTACAGATTACTATACTTCTATGAAAGCAGGCTCGCAGAAAGCTATGAATTCCCTACCAAAGCACTCTGTAATTGGAAACTCCAACAGTTCAGGGCAGCAGGAACTCATATTTACGGACACTTTGTAATTGAGAAAGTATGCGACAAGATAAGATACTAGAAATACTATACCCATACATCCCTACTAAAGTGCTAGGTGAGTATCTAGGGTTGACTGCATCCCAAGTGTACAATAGAACGTACAAAAGAGGGATAAAGAAAGACCCTAAGACAAAGAAAGCAATTAACCGGGCCATGATATTAAACGCAGGTAAGAACACCAGGTATGCGAAAGGTCATGTGCCATTCAACAAAGGCATGAAATGTCCTAACCTACTGCTAACTAATGCAGCTGCTACGATGTTTAAGAAAGGCAACAAGCCATTCAACACCAGGGAGGCAAATGCTACTAGCATCCGTAAAGATACAGCAGGTAGATTGTATCACTACACTAAGATAGCAGATAGCGTATGGGTATTAACGCACCGGTTGATGTGGGAGCAGGCTAATGGACCCATCCCTGCAAAGCATATAGTGAGGTTCATTGATGGTAACACCATGAACTTAGAACTGAGCAACCTGGAGTGCATACCAATGAACAAAAACATGACTAGGAACAGCATCCAAAGGTTCCCAATGGAGCTACAGCAGGTCATGAAATTAAAAAGTAAACTTAATAAAACAATAAACAATGGCAAGAAACGGAATGAACGATCTTAGAGATCACCTCTTTGCAGCTCTAGAGAGATTAAATGATGATGAGCTAACACCTGAACAACTATCTACTGAAGTAGAAAAGGCTCAGGCAATTTCTAACCTGTCTAACTCAGTGATAAACAGTGCTAAGGCTGAGGTTGACTTTATGAAAGCTACCGGAATGATAGCTACTACAAGCAACCTGTTCAAAGGAGTTAATGACCCTAAAAGATTAGACTAATGAAATACACAAAATACTACAGAATGTGGCTTGAAGATAAAGTAGAGCCAGAGGGTGGCACATGGTGCTACATGGGGATGGATGAAAAAGGCTTTTTATGGCAGCTCAACTTCGCTTATAAAGAGAATGAACAACCTGAGACCTTAGAGCAGTACCTGCGATGGGGTTACAAAATTCAAGAGCTATGAATGAGGAGCTATTAAAACTTAGCCAAGTCCTGAATGAGGATATAGTGGATATCATTAGGGCATATCAGCTAGATACTCCGAGTAGAAAGCAGGAGATAGTCAGTAAAAGATATTACCTGTACAACTACATGTATGAGAACAGGCACATGACTACCACCATGATTGGTCAGTACTTTAATCGCGATCATAGTACGGTGGTGCATGGCATCCAAGAACACAAGTATTGGTACCATAGAAAAGACCAAAACTACCTTAAAATGATATACCCCATTCCAGAACTCATCAGACCAAAGAGGGCAGACATTAATATCTTTGATGTCGATGTTATGCCAATAGATGACGAAGAAACTAGGGTCACAATCACAGGTAACTTCCCTACTAAATTATTAAAAAGTTTTCAAGAAAGAATGACTAAGAATGAGATTAGTACTACATTTGAGCTATCATAATTTTTTAAGGGTTAATACTAAGGAGGGGCTTCGGCTCCTCTTTTTTATGACCGTATGACGATAGGACAGTTCTCTTATATAGGGTCTCTATAAAATACACCACTAAAAAACTTTGTACTTTGGAAAATTTATCGTCTTATCGTCCATAAATCGCTGTAAGTCAATACAGCATTAGCTTATAGAGTGGACGATAACTTTTATTTATCGTCTTTAATTGGAATTTATTGTCTTTAATTTATATTTGTAACCATGTATAACCCAAAAATATCAGTTTTCAGGAGCTTGTTTAACAGCAAAGAAACACCTTTCACACTTGAGGCAATAGAAGTGTACAATAGAATTAAGCAAGGTAACCCCGAGCTGATTAGTAAGATTAAGAAACTGCGTGCTGGAGATAGTGAAAGCAAGATGCAACTCATGGCAATCATGTTTAATGGCACATTCTCTGAACGCAAGGATGATGGACTCATCCAACACTCAGGATTGTGTGTCCTAGACTTTGATAAGTACCCCGATGCTAAGACATTGAAAGCAGAACGGAACAGGCTCAAGGAATGCCCCTACGTGTACATGATGTTCACCTCACCCTCAGGGAATGGGCTCAAGGTAGTTATCCGTACACCTGAAAGCAACAAGTTTGAACACAAACGGAGATTTGAAGCTTACAAGGAATACATTAATAGTGATTATTTTGACGTGGCCAATAGCAATGTGAGCAGAGTATGCTTTGAAAGCTATGACCCTGATGCATACCTCAATGAGTTCTGCGAGGTGTTCCAAGGAATTACTGAGGATAAAGGATACCACAAGGCAGAAAAGATAGCAGTGCTCCCCATTGCTAATGAGGACCGTATCATTGAGCTCATCATGAAGTTTAATCATGGGGTGTTTGAACAGGGCAGGAACAATTGGACCTTCAAGGTGGCCTGCTGCATGGCGGAGTATGGGGTTGATCAGTATGCTGCTAAGAATTACCTACTGCAATATGCTCAGGAGGACTTTACAGCGAGTGAAATAAACTATACTGTTATCAATGCCTATAAATCAAGCAATTTTAACACTAAGTACTTTGAAGATACATACACCGTTAACAAGGTCAAGCTAAAACTAAAGGAGGGCCTTAAGGATGAGGACATCCAAAAACAGCTAGGTGTTAGTAGCTCAATCATTGAGTCAGTAAAAGAGGAGGTACAGAACTCAGATGATGTGTTCTGGCAGGCAGATGGCAAGAAAATTACTATCGTGCCGCATGACTATGCTAAGTTCCTACAAAAACATGGCTTTGCTAAGTATTACCCTGAGCGAAGTAACAAGCCTACCTATGTGTACATTGAGGAAAACAAGGTTAGTGAAAGCTCAGTAGAGTTAATCAAGGACTTTGTACTCAAATACTGCCTAGCCAAGGGTGAACTTGACATCTACAATCACTGTGCTAAGAGTGCTCAGCTGTTCACCGAGTCACACCTAAATATGCTAGAGTCCATTGAAATGCGTATCCTGCAGGATGACCGCTACTCATCTTACATCCCATTCCTTAACGGAGTGGCCAAGGTATCCAAGGACAAGGTGGAGCTAATGAGCTACATTGATATAGATGGCTACATTTGGAGGGAGCAAATTATTAAAAGAAATTATACCCGAATCGCGATTCACGATAATAATTTCCAAGATTTTGTACATAAGGTATCAGCACAGGATGAGCAACGCATCAAAGCAATGGAGTCAACACTTGGCTATCTCATCCATACGTTCAAAGATAAGACGGACCAAAAGGCAATTATCTTTAATGACCAAGAGATTGATGATAACCCCAACGGAGGTAGTGGTAAGAGCTTAATGTTGACAGCCATCGGCAATATCCGAAAGATTATTAAGATAGATGGTAAGGCATACAACCCAAGTAAGAATGACTTTGTGTACCAACGTGTTAACATGGATACTCAGGTGCTAGCATTTGATGATGTTAAGAAACACTTTGACTTTGAACAGCTGTTCTCACTAATCACTGAGGGCATACCGGTAAACCGAAAGAATAAGGATGAGATCTACATCCCATTTGAACGTTCACCCAAGATAGTTATCACTACTAACTATGTGATTAGTGGTGCCGGTACCTCACATGACAGGAGAAGGCATGAAATAGAGTTCTTTCAGTACTTCAATAGCCAACGTAACCCACAGGATGAGTACGGTAAGCTACTCTTTGATGAGTGGAGTACAGACGAATGGAGTGCATTTGACAACTACATGCTATCTAACCTGCAGATGTATCTCCAGAATGGATTGGTGAGGAGTGTATCCATCAATGCCAATGCTAAGCGTTTCATCCAAAACACCTGCAAGGAGTTCTATGACTATGTCATGGATGGGAATATCTCATTGGATGTAAGACACTACAATAAGAGCAGCATTGAGTCATTTCAAGCAGATACTAATGGCTTCAAAGATATTGACAGCAGGAAGTACCTTAAATGGGTGCAAGCCTATGCAACTTATAAAGGATATAAATTCACTAAAAACAAAGACCAACATGGTAGATATTTTGAAATTACTCTTGTTAGTTAGTATACTAACAGGGTGCAAGAGCTCACAGCAATGTGATGCATACGGATACATAAAGTTAAATCAATACGACTACATTCAGGTGGTAGGTTACACTGATACTGTACCTACCTTTGGTGAGACATGGATGCAATTACCTAAGGGTGAATACCAGGTGAAAGCATGGAAAGATAAACAGGAGTATATATTGAATGTGAAGCTATGATACAGATAACAAACGAAGATAACATGGAGCTAATGGCTAGGTATCCTGACAAGTATTTTGATTTAGCTATTGTTGACCCTCCATATGGAATAGGAGAAGATGGCGCTAAAAATCATAGCCGAGGAAATGCAGCAAGACCTACAATGTACACAGCAAAGAAATGGGATAGTTCAGCGCCACCAAAAGAATACTTTAATGAGTTATTTAGAGTTTCTAAAAATGTTATTATATGGGGAGCTAATCACTTTATTGAAAATATACCTAATCAAAATTCATCAAGTTGGGTTGTATGGGATAAGCAAAATGGAGATAATGACTTTGCCGATTGTGAACTTGCTTATACTAATCATAAGAGTGCAGTTAGAAAATTTGAGTTTCGTTGGGCAGGAATGTTACAAGGAGATATGAAAAACAAAGAAACACGAATACACCCAACACAAAAACCTGTAGCACTTTACAAGTGGCTACTTGATAAATACGCAAAGCAAGGCGACAAGATACTTGACACCCATCTAGGCTCAGGAAGTATAGCAATAGCGTGCCACGATTATAAATTTGACCTTACAGCGTGCGAGCTTGATAAAGAATACTTTGACAAGGCTATGGAAAGATTAAATAACCACATGGCACAACAAAAACTATTCTAATGAAAAAAGAATACAAGGCACTGCTTCATGAGCTGAAGCTTCAACGCTATGCGATTACTCACCCTAATTACCCACAAGATTATATACCTAAGACTATGTACAAAGACTCAACAGCAAACGGATTGACCAAGGCAATCTGCGATTTTATTAACTACCAAGGATATCAGGCTGAACGCATTAACACAATGGGTACAGCAAGAGAAAAAAAGACTACATCCGGTAAGGTGATCGGGGTAACCTGGACAAAGGGCACATCTACAGCAGGGAGTGCCGATATATCTGCTACTATTAAGGGCAGGTCAGTAAAGATAGAGGTGAAGATAGGTAAGGATAGGCAGTCTGAGGCTCAAAAGAGATACCAGGAGAACATTGAAAAGGCAGGAGGCACCTATTACATTGCTAGAAACTTTGATGATTTTGTAGAATTTTTTAATGATTTTGTAAATAAGTGCAATTAATTTGTATATTTGTAGAAATTTAACACCTTAAAATTATGGCAACAGTAAGAAAACAAGCAGCTGAGCAAACAGCACCTGAGGCGGTTACCCTCAACATCTATCAAAAACTGCATCTAGCTAAGCAGTCAATGGGTAAGGTCATTAAGAATGCGACTAACCCACATTTCAAACGCAGTTACGCTGATATTAATAGCATCATTGAAACCGTTGAGCCTATCCTAATGGATTGCGGCCTAATCTTAATGCAGCCGGTACTACATGGTAAGGTCATTACTAGGATAATTGATGTAGAAAATGGTGAGAGTGTAGAGAGTGCATTAGAATTGCCTGCTATTTTAGATCCGCAGAAGCTACTTAGCTGCATTACTTACTTCCGTAGAGGTACATTGGTTAGCTTACTATCTTTACAGGCTATAGATGATGATGGTGAGACTGCAAGCAA